TAATACACGACTCATTGTGCGACTTATCAGTTTGGGATGCTTTTACAATCGGTTGAATATCAATATACTTGCTACTATTTTCCAGTTCTGCCGTTTTAGGACTCGCCGTTATTTTCTTTCTCCCCGCGATGCCCGCGAGTAAAGAGGCCAAGTTTCCGCTGATTCCGTGAGTGACGTCCTGGCTAACTTGCAGGCGGGCAGAGGGTTGCGCATATCCATGCGTCCTCTCAAGTATCCATGCACGCGCCTGCCAACTCTTTTCCCCTGCTAGTTCAACACTGCGAAGTAGGCCCATCTCATGTTCACGCCTAGCCTTTTTTATCAATCGGCCAAAGTCTTGACGCTTAGTCACCCATCCTTGCGCCGTTCCTGGATTGATGCCGACATATTCCGCTGCGCGTTCTAAAGTAAATCCCGCGCGTACCGCATCTATTATCTTCGCGCCTAGCTTTTCGTCGTATTGCGTCGGCCTGCCGTTTTTCGCCTTATCGATTGGCAACTCTATCGCGCCTGGAGATGCGCTCTTTTCATCCATTAGGAAAACTTCTAACATAGTTTTGATGAAAAGAAAGTATTGATGAGTCCAACCGCTTGTATTAGATTGCTACTTGTCGAGGGAAAACTCATTCGAGTTGCCCAAGGCATAAAAGAAAGAAAGGAAACTACACACTATGAAGAAAACATTTAAACTTGGCGAGTATTGCACGGGCGGAATTATCCAAGTGATAATTTCAGAAAATAAAAACTTGGTAAGAATTAGGAATACGACGATGGCGGGCGATACGATTGAGATTCGTCAATTCCGTTGGGAGTTGGATAGTTTTAAACTTGAGTTGTATTTGAATGAACTTACTACTTCCTACTATGCCAGCAAAATTAGAGATTGGGTGACTATAAATGCAGGAGTGCGCAATGAATTAGTAGGGAGAAGCTAACATGATGACATTCGAACACGCGACAACGTCAACGGGTGGAGGATTCTCTCGCCCTTCCAAAATGCCTTGTCCCGCTTATTCAATTCCCGCGAGCCTTTGTAAGGTTGGCGGGAAGCTGAGAAAAGTTGAGGGTTCAGTATGTAGCAAGTGCTACGCGATGCGCTCAACTTATCTATATAAAAGCACGAGGGACGCGATGGCTCGCCGTTTGCGTTCCCTACGCCGTAACGATTGGGTGGATTCTATGATTTACCTAATTGAAGCGGAAGGGAATGCGTTCTTCAGATGGCACGATTCAGGAGATATTCAGAATCAGAATCATCTCAAAAAGATAGTGGAAGTTTGCGAGCGTACCCAAAGCGTGCGCCATTGGCTGCCCACGAGAGAGGCGGGCATTCTTCAGTCGTTCATCAATAACGGCGGGAAAGTTCCAGAAAATCTCACCATTCGCCTTTCCGCGCATATGATAGACGGCGTTGCGCCGTTGCCTCTGGCTAGGCGTTTAGGCGTTCAGGTTTCAACCGTAGTCACAAGCGGGAAAACTTGCCCATCCGCAGAGCAGGGCAACAAGTGCCTTACTTGTCGCGCTTGTTGGGATAAGAAGCAGGAGGTTATTGCATATGGCAAACATTAGATATCACTACGCCGTTTACAATTCAATCGGGCAATTCCAGGCACGCTTTTTGACCTGGAGAGGCGCACTACGTTGGGCAATTCGTGAAGGCATGGAATGGTCCGCAGTAATTAGAAAGGAAGTTCAATCATGAACTGCCCACAAGTTTACGCACTAGGACTGCTTCACGGCGGGCTGCTGCTCGCCTTTGTATGGCTAGTGTGGCCTAAGAATCGGAAAAAGTAGTTTTCCCTCGTCTCCCATCGTATCGGATGGGAGGAGAGGTCAAACCCTATCGGGATGGCCTAACAAACGGCAGCGCAGTCTTATTGATTGCGCGAATGAATAAGAAAGAAAGAGGATATGATGAAAACATATAAAGAAAACATGGAAGATCATGCGGATAGTTTGCTATTGCTAACTAGAGACGATTGGAATCTTAACAATAGATCCGAAATGCTTTACCATATTAAACAATTGCAGTCCTATATTAACGACATCAAATAATAAAACTTGCCGAGGGTTCAAACCCCAACGGCTTTTCGCGCTTGCTAATAAACGGAGGCGCAGGAAAGAGGAGTAGAAAATGAAATATAAAATGTCTTATTCAGCCAATCTTCGGATTACCAGTAAAGATAGAAGCTCTATTGAAAGCATGCTTTCCATGATTGGAGAATCTCAATCAATGGGATACAAGCCAAAGGGAAGGACGAGATATTCAATCTCTCGTAAAGATAATGGATTCTTGGTGACAATACAAAGATTTAATGGAGCCGATCAGGAACAGATTGCTGTTCATGGAGTTGATTTGAATTAGTGGAATGAATAAAATATAGGCTTTTCGCACTTGCCTATAAACGGCAGCGCAATTATTCCCCTTTACTATAAACGGCAGCTCAGCCTATAAGGACAATATAAAAATATGACAGAAGACGAAATTATTAAAGCCTACCTTTCGCGCCTAGGTAAGAAAGGCGGGAGCGTCAAAGGATCTTGCAAGGCACGCAAGTTATCGCGGGAGCATTACCAAACGGTAGCACAGGCACAGCGGGAGCGTTGGCAGAAGTGGCGGACCGAAAACGGTAGGCCAGCTACCAAACGGTAGCGTAGCCTTTCGCGGGAGCGTTAGCCCTATAAGGGGTGTGTAGAATAGTCATGTAAGGGTGCTATAAACGGCAGCCTAGCGACCTATAGATATGCAACAGGCTTGATTGCCTAATGGATTTGGGGTTGGCCTTGGTTTTGGTTTAGGCTTTTCTTTAGTTTGCTTGCTCATCGCACCTTGGTACAACACGCCTGGAGTGAGATCCAGTAATAATTTTCTTTGGGCTGATTCCAAGCTTTTCATTTTTACTGGCAACAGATTTGGATATTAGCTCCAAGGTTTCTGGCAATAGTTTTTTGCCCGATTTAGATGAGTTGCATCCAACACAACAAGCAACAAGATTGTCTGCGGTATCTTCGCCACCTTCTATTTTTGGTACAATGTGATCGCACACTATTTTGATGTCATCTTCAGATGGTGTCCTTCCGCAATACTGACACCTGCATCCATCCCTATTGAATATCAAGAATTGGTCGCCCTTGGACCTCTTGTCTGACCTAATGGTTGCACATTTTGATGAACATGTTGCGGCAGAGAAAACCTTGTGAGTAATGTCTGCTCCACATTCAGAACAAAATTTTGCCACTTTGGGCATGTCTTGTGGCTTGCCAATGCTTTTGCATAGCTTACAAAATTTATTATAACCCCTCTTGTTTGACCTATCTATGCTAAATTTTGATACTTCCTTAAGCTCTCCACAACACCTGCATTCTATCAAATTCATGCCATAATTGCCTTGTGGCTCTTCTCTCAATATGGAGCTGTTTATAGAGATTGAGCCTGCGCTACCCATTTCTTGGTTCAAAACCCCGTATAAACGATCCTGAAGCGATTGTGTGCGGTTTAGATGGGTAGTCACAGCTTGCTTTTACCAATTTTTGCAGCTCCACGCACGCGCCGTTAGCTTGTTGGGAGGGTTGCTATCGCACTTGTGCCTAGCTCTGAAGCTACGCCTGCGCTCTGGATTGCTCTTCTTGATGGTCATCTTAGGGTCGCCGTAGCGGATAACCTTGCTTTGCCCATCCTTACAGGCGCGGACTACAAATTTACGCGCCTCACCAGGTGTACGCCTCGGACTATTGCATGGAAGTTCTCTAGGATTCAAGGTCATTTACCTCATCTTGGTCCCAAACGTCAGGAATCGAGTCCTGAAGCGACTGGAGTGCCTTCTGGTGGCTTTCAAAGAAGCCTGACAGCCTCTTGACCTGCTCGGTAAGGCTGTTCCATTGCACCTCAAAGACCTCATAGGAGCAGTTGGCATTCATGTCGTCCACCAACTGGCCTAGCAAACGTAGCACGCCATGCAACTGTGCATTCTCACGTTGAAGCAGGGCAATGAACTTGTGCGCTACCTTCAACTGCTCTCTATCGTGGTTCAAACCCACCCTTCTTTGCCTTCATCATACGCCACACCTTGGGGCTGATGGTGCTTTTAGATTTAGGACGGCTAGTGCCAGCCTTGCGTCTGGCGTTAATGTTGGCGTATAGACCTGGCTTTGAGTTGTTCATTTCACGATTGTACCACACCCACCACCTTATCACCAACTCCGTCTCGGCAGGTGTGAACGTGTGCGAGCCAGCCCAGCCCAGCCAGCCTTGTTTGTTCATTTAGGAGAACGCTACGGAAATAGCGTAGCGTAGTAGGGACAGGACGGACTAAGGAGTCCTGTTCCTACTTTTCCTTCGCGAATTATTCCTTATATATATAAGGAGTCTGGTAGCTCAAGAGATGATAGTGTTTTGAAAGTAGATTAGAAAGCAGTCTGATTGGCGATATACAAGCCGCTGTCAGACAATATCTTGTTGGCTTTATGAAGGCGTTTTAGATAGCGATAAAAGGTACTTTCCGATACTTCCAGCTTTTCAATTATATGGCGGCATAAATCACCTGCCTGCCACTGCTTGCTACCCATCTCAGTTAAGAACCTTTTATCGTCAACTGCCTTGTGTGCGCCTGGTTTCTTTAGCTTATCTGGATTGAGTGCAAAGTTGGCTTGGAACAGCGGGTAATGCCACTGAACGACAAAGCTATCTACTGGCGGGAAGTTACGCAGTGTGATGTCACAAGTGTAAGTCTTCTCATCCTCCTCGTGGGCAGTCAGAACGACCAGCGTATCTGGATTACGTGCGAACACGCCCGACCCACTGAAGCGATCAATCGACTCTGCACCACTCTTGTTGCCCTTGGAGAAGTGGTGGCTTAGTATGATCGACAGATTGTGGCGGGTTGCCAGCATCTCGAATTCATTCATCAAACTTGACATATCCCCAGCTGAATTTTCATCTCTCTCTCCCATGAGCATATAGTTTGGGTCAAGGATGATCGCCTGGTAACCCTTACCTTCAATCTGTTTCTCGATCATAGGGCGGATGAGAGTCAAGTCGGCAGCGTGACCTCGCAACGTCCACACATCAAAGTCATCGGCCTTATCCTCTAGTCCTTTTGCTTTGATAACATCGGCCAAACGATTGCGGAACGACCACTCTTGGATCTCGAAATTGATAAACAACACCCGCGACATCTTGCACTGTTGCCCCCACCACGGCACGCCAGCGTGTAGCGAAAGGGCTAGGTCGATCAAGCTCCAACTCTTGAACGCCTTGCTTCCTCCACCCAGCAACATCTTCCCGCCTCTGTGCAGCATTCCCTCAATTAACGTCTCTGGTGCGGGTAAGTCTTCCTTAACAAGTTGTGCATAAGATTTGATCGGCGGCCACTCGTCCGTCTTCGGTTTGATGCCTAATGCCACGGCTGGTTCTATCATTTTCCTCCTTTGCAAAACCATAATAGGCTTTGCATTTTGTCTTCTCTCTTTGCCCCAGGAATCCTAACGGGTTGGCTGGGTTTGAATGTTGCAGGATCGCATCCTAACGGAATAAGAAAAGCTTTTAACTGTTCCACCCATTCGTTCTTAGGTGGCATCTCAAACCAACCATGCAAGCTCTTTCCGCCAGTATTAACAACAGCGTGTAGCTTCATGCTGAATAGGTCACGCATCAATTGGAACACCGCGCCCATCTGTGGCTTGGTAAGCACATCCGATTCGACAACCAGGAATATCCTATCCTCAACCGTATCATTGGACCTGCTGACTGTGCCTTGCTTATAGGTCGCGCCAGTTGTGTACTGCCCAATCGGTTCATCCAGCTTCTTCCAATCGTAAGCAGTGCGGAAGTTCTGCGGATGCTTGCCGCTATCCGTCACGTTACCTATCCAGATGTTATCGACAGCGTTAAACAGCGATAGGAACAACTGATAGTCTTGGCTGGGATCGTCCAGCTTGGTCGGACTTTCCTCAAACATATCCGCTGTCTCCCAATTGTAGTGCGTGAGGTATCGTTGCTTGTTCGACTCGGCAATCGTCTTAATCCTATCCAACACCTCGGAGTGCGGGTCTCTCTTGATTACCAGCTTTGGTATGGCTGTGCCACCCGATATAATGTTTACTGGCTTGTAAAGAACATCGCTGGATATGGCTCGGCGTAGCTTGCGGTTAGCCTCATCCCGATACGGTGTGCAACTGGTATGCCAGCAAAAGATTGTCGGCGCGCCATCTACGAACACCGTTGTGTCACGAATGCGAGTGTGGCTGGTATGCGCAGCCTCGCCTGGACACTTGCATAGCCCGTGATTCTCGGACTGCCAATCCACTTGGCCTACGATCTCTTCAGCTTGCCGTTGTGCTGTTGTCATAGGACTCGTTAATTTCTTTCATATCATTCTCAGACTCCATGCAATGTAAGTCATATTCCAGATCCGACATTTCAGATATTTGCTTTGATGAAAGTGTATACTTTCTCAAATGCTCTAAGACTGCTTCTTTTTTTGTCTTCATATTAAAATTCAAACTGGCTCTGATTCAAGGGGTAGACACACTGAGGAAACGCCCGATGCAAGATCTCCTTGCATACCACAACGCCAGTTAGTTATTTGCTTTCTAGTTCTATTGCTTTTTTGGATGCCTCGACAATATCCTGCGCTGTAATATTGCGCAGGGCGTTACACCAGTATTGAGTTTTCGGGGTGCGATTGCTCGCATCCTTACACTTCGCCTGTGGCAACCCAGCGTGCGGACGGCAAGGCGCGTGCGGGCAAGTATCGGGCTTGAATATCGATACGTTCTTAGGGTAGTATGTCATGCGATCCGCTGGATCGTACGAACCCCACAGCGAAACACACGGCGTATCCAACCCAGCGGCCATATGGTTAACACTGCTATCGGGCGCGACAACGAAGTCAGCCCCGCTAATAATCGGGAACAGCGAGCGCACAGCTTTAGTGCAGTTGAATAGGTCAATCACTCGCGGATGATCCACCTTGAAGTTGTTTGAGTTATCCAGCCCAATAATAACAGCGTGATGTTTGGGGTAGGCTTCTAGCAACGCCAGCACCGCCTCCTGCCCCATCGTTGGCGGGTAGGTGCGGGTCGGACCAGAACTGCTAACGTGGTAAGCAAAGAACGGACTAGGCAACGGCCACTTGCCCATCGCCTTCAACTCTTCGTGGTCTGGCTCGATGAGATGTAGAACTGGCTTACAATATTTTGCCATCGTCTTCTCATCCCACACACCCATCCACTCATAGATCCTCTGGTAGCAGTTGCCAGGACCAGTGCCTAGCTTCGTGTTACCTACCTGTCCGCTGAACAAATCATCCGTAGGCAAGTGAGCATCAAATGACCTCCATGCCTCCAACGATGCAGGCAACGGCCACAGCTTCGCACCCAGCCCAGCGTAGAGAGGCAGGTTGCGAGCAGGTGCGTAAACTTCCACAACCCCGCCCGACTCTTGCACCAAGTAGTTGACGAACGCAGTAGCAATGATCGCGTCACCAATTGCCCCAGCGCGGTAAACGGCTGTTGCACCACCAGCAGCGCGCCCTTTGTAGTAGGGCTTGATCTCGTGCGGGCAAGGGATTGAATCGTCCCAGGTTGGTCCAGTTAGCTCATCGGGCAACACATAGGTAGTGCGTGGATAGAGCATATTGTCATCGACCTTGTGAATTGCGTTTGTGTTATTTGTCCATAGTTTCATTTGTTATCCTCCAATATTTCCTTTGCTATTAGTGCAGCCGCATCGACCATCGTGATTATTTGTATAATGTCAATCACTCTTCCATGAGAAGCGCGATCCCTCTCTATTGCCAGCTTATCGCGAGCAATGAGAAGGATGTCGCGCCCCCACTTGAGCCTAGCTTTAGACTCAACTTGCATTACGAACCCGACCGCATCCGAAACTTACGAGGCTTGCTCTTACCAGCAGCAGAGAGTGCTATCGCAATCATCTGCTCGCGTGAGCGAGGCTTACCGCCTGCTCCACGCTCGCTACCCTTCTTGCGGTTATCCCTAGCCAACTCACTCATATTCTTCGATACGTCTTTACCTAGTGGCATTGTGACCTCCTATGCTGTTTCTTCACCAACAACGTCATCCCACGTTGCTTCTTCTCCGTGCCAGACCTGCGGTTGCGAGCGCAACCATTTAGGCTTGTCACCTGGAGTGGTGAAACTTGATTCATTCCAAAGAACATTATTACCTGGAACAGCCGTGATTCGTCCATTGTTAAGTGCGATGAAGTGGTGTGACTTGGTTTGTTGTGGAGACATTGAGAACCCATCGCCATAAGGCTCGGCTGTGAATAGGTAGCGACCAACCTCCCAAGTCTTCTTGCTGGCAATCCATACCTTGCAGGACAGCCCAATCAGATAGTCGTACTCAATCGTTGTGAAGTTCCAGCCAAAACAATCCCAGCGTTGGGCATCGTTAATGTCCCAATCCATAATCGCAACATCGCCGTGCATCAGAGCGTGAAGTGGCAAGCCTCGGTACAGCGCACCGCACTTTAGCATTACTGTGCAACCCCAAGCTCGTCCAGGTATAGCAGTCAACCCAAACCACACAGCATCTCCTATCTCTTCATTCTCTCCATCCGATACAAAGGTCAAGTCAACCTTGACGTAGTGATGGCGAGGTAGGTTGGCAGCGTGGGTCATGCTAGAAATTATGCCAGAATTTCTGCAACATCTCTGGCGGATGCCCAATAACGCTTGGGCTTATCGGTGATTCGCAGGCGGCCACCGTTGGTAGTTTATTCCAAAGCTCGGTGAGTTTCATCCATTCGGAATCCCAATCACCAAACCCTCCATTGTCTCCAATGAAATTCATTTCCAAGCAGGTCCAGTAAACCAAGCCACCAACACCCAGCGCGTTCCCCATATAGGCGCACGCGCACGATGCTCGATGTAGGATGGAAACCAGCAACCTGCTCCTTGCTCGCGGATGAACTGAGGATTCACCATATCAGCCTTAGCCTGCAACCCACCACCGATATACTCCTCTGGCGCGGACAAGTTCACCACCGCCGTAAGCTTGCGTACTGGTGCTTCGGATGTGTAGGTGTCGTAGTGCCATGAGAACTTCTGTAGCGGGCGGTATCGTAGGATCTGCAACTGTTGGATGCCTTGGATGTCGAAACGCCATTGCTCGGCATTGATGCCTTCCGTAATCTCTCGCATCACATTGTAGATCCATTCGTAATGTTTTGCGAAAGGTATCCAGCACGATGAGCAGGTTCGCGTACGCGATACCGTACGGGTCACTCCATCCTTCGATAGCACTGGCGCACGCTTCATCCCGATCACTTGCGCATCCTGGCGCAGCATCTCACACTGCGTCTTGTTTAGGACATAGCGATCTACTGAAGCGGTTAAAACCTTCTGCTTAAACTCGTTCATTTGATCCCCTTGGATAACTCAAGCAATGCTTGGTTTA